ACTTTACAAAGACAGATATGTTCAGAACCCTACCGGAAGAGGTAAAGCAAATCTTTGCTACACACATTCAAGGTGAGTTGGGTGCGCATATGGGCGGACAATCCGAACAGATGCAGCAACCCCCACAAATGGGTGGATTTTAAAACACTATTGACGTCACGACATTGAAGGTGATAAAATTAGTATTGACTAAGCGAAAGCAGTCATAAATTATGAACGAAGAAACAATAGACCAAGCCCAAGAAGGAGCTCAAGTCGAGCAACCCGTCGAGGAACAGTCGGAAACAACAGAAAGTGAAACGCCAGAGAAGGAACTCTTCGAGTTACCTGATGGTAGAAAGGTAGATTCTGCTACCCTCTCAAAAGAGTGGAAAGAGAATTTCTATCCAGAGTTCACAAGAAGGTCTCAAAAGTTAGCTGAGATTGAAAGAGCTAATAAGGAGACTGAGGCTAGGAATAAGAAAACGGCTGAAGAATCGGTTGCCCAGAATCAGCTCTTAGCAAATGTTGACCCGTCTGTTAAGGACGCGATTGTTCAAATCGTATCCCCAGTCATACAGGAAGCTTTAAGTAGGAGAGACAAAGAAGAATCAGTAAAAAGAGAAAACGAAGTCTTTAATAACCGTCTCACCGAACTAGAGAAAAAGTATGGCAAGAAATTCGACAGGGTGGAAATCCTAAGAAAGATGCAGGAACCGACCAACGAAATATACGACCCAGAGGTTTTGTATCAGAAACTTCACTGGGACGAATATTTGGATGAACAAATAAAAGCGGCTATGAAAGGTAAATCGGGGGGAACCTCAACAGAGGACACTTCAACCGAAGCACCTAAGAAACCCGGGGAGACCGCACCCCCAACCTCGTTCGCTGAGGCATCCAGACGAGCAGTAAGCCGAATGTAATTTTCCTAACCTATTTAGAATAAGTATATAAATTAGCCAACTAAAGAAGGTGATTACATTATGGCAGCACAAATATTAAGTACGTTTGACGCAGCGTTGAAAATTGACTACTTACCCGTTATAAGGGAGCAGTTGAACAACACTAATATTCTATCCGCAAAGATAGAAAGAAATGAAAGAGACGTCTCAGGTAAACGGTGGCAGATAACCACACACACAACCAGAAACTCTGGCGTGGGTGCAGGAACTGAAACAGGTCTACCTACGGCAGGTAAGCAGGCTTACGCAAATCCCTATGGAAATGTTAAATACAACAGAGGTAGAATTAGCGTGTCCGGCCCAGTAATCGAGGCATCTAAAAACGACAAAGGAGCTATGGCGAGAGCCTTGGAATCTGAAATTAAAGGTGTTACAGCAGACTTGAAGAAGGAGGTTAATTACCAGTTTTTCAATGACGGTACTGCAGTAAGAGCAATAATTAACGGAGACCCAGGAACAGAAGTCACGCTTACTCTTGACAACCCCGGCACTAGGTGGCTTCAGGAAGGGATGATAATTGATATTATCGACCCCGCAACTGGAGACGTAACTACATCTGGAACGAGTCTTACTTTATCCACAATTTCATCCGCAACAGCAGCTAAATTGTCCGCAGCGGCAAATGCTGATGTAGCAGATAATGACTGGATTATAAGACACGGAGCAAGAGCATTGGGTGGTGGTTCGCTTACCTTGAATCCTTCCTACGAAATGATGGGTTTGAAAGGTATCATCGATGATGGTACTTATGTCGACACCCTTCATAATATCTCAAGAACATCCTATCCTTACTGGAACTGTTCAGTTAACTCTACCGACAGTAATGGTGGAACGTTAAGAGATTTGACATTGGATTTGATTCAAGCTTCTCTAACCTCAGTCGAAATCAACGGTGGAAAAACAAGCCTTATCATATCTGACCACGCTTTAAGAGATGCTTATGCATCACTTGTAGTAGCAGATAAGAGGTTCGTTAACACTATGAAACTTGACGGTGGTTTCTCAGCTTTAGAGTACAACGGAATGCCTTGGGTAGCAGATGCAGACTGTCCCGCAAACACTATCTTCTTCGTGGACACAGACCATTTGCAGATAATGCAGATGTCCGACTGGTCATGGATGGATAGAGACGGTGCAGTTCTTTCCAGAGTATCTGGAGAAGATAGTTATGAAGCAGTCCTTTACTGGTATGCAGACTTAACGACAGACAAACCTAAAGCACACGCGTTTTTGCGCGATGTTCAGTAGGTCGATTATTCAATCGTAAAATGAAGTATCCCGAAAGGGGGTAAACTATCAACTTGGGAACCCTTTCGCGAGGGTTCCCTTATTTATTTAGGAGGTGATTTAGATGATTTATAGACGTAATTTAGAGGAAGCCGCAAGAGATACGTTTTTAGTAACGGATATTCAAGCGTCTTCAATAGCTAGTAAAGTTATAGGTATTGTCCCAGTTAAGTCTGAACTCGTGAAAGTTTATGAAGTTCACGGAACAGCTGCAGGACAAACAGGAACCATAGGAATTGAAAGACTCCAAGGTACTGAAACCTCTGGAAACGGAGACCAAGTAGTTGCCGTAGATGGCATTGACCTTGAGGGGACTGCAGATACGGTTCAAGAAGGGACTATAGTTACGACCTCAAATATCCATCAGTTCGCTGCTGGAGATAGAGTTGGGATTGAGTTAGCTGACGCTTCTACTTCGTGTGCAAATATGATTGTAGTTTGCCAGTTTAGACCGATAGACTAATTATTTAAGGTTAATTTAGAAAGAAGGTGAAATTATGTCAGTAAGAACAAGAAATATAGCTCCCACGCATAGAGATACCTTTCTCATAAAAGATTATCAGGCATCTTCTATTGCTAGCAAGATTATTGGTATTGTTCCTGTTGATTGCGAACTCGTAAGTGTAAAGGAAGTACACGGAACCGCAGGAGACCACGCTGATGCTGTAACACTGTCGGTCGAAAGATTGACTGATGGGGAAGCCTCTGGTGCGGGGAATGTTGCTGTAAATGCAACTATAAACCTTAAAGGAACGGCAAACACAGTCCAAACAGGTACTATTGTTACAAACTCGACTTACCCATATCCACAAAGGGAAAGAGGATTAAACTTCTTCCACGCAGGAGACAGAGTAGGATTAGTCTTAGCAGGAGACTCTCAGACTCTTGCCACAATGTTGGTAGAGTGTGAATTTAGACCACTTGACGACAGGCCATCTTACGTTGCGCTATCTGAAAGTCATTCAACCAGCTCATCGGTAAGTGCCTCGACAAGCTCGTCTATCAGTGCGTCAGAGTCAACAAGCTCTTCAGTAAGCCACTCATTGAGTATGTCGATAAGTGCTTCAATAAGTGCTTCTGAATCAATTAGTGCCTCAGTTAGTAGCTCGATAAGTGCTTCTAGTAGTTCTTCAGTATCAGTAAGTTCTTCAGTAAGCGCTTCTGTAAGTTCATCAGTAAGTAGTTCTTCAAGTGCGTCAGTATCAATTAGCGCTTCGGTAAGTTCTTCAGTAAGTGCTTCGGTATCCATCAGTGCGTCTATAAGTAGCTCTTCAAGCTCTTCAGTGAGCTCTTCAATTAGTGAGTCTTACAGCGCGTCTATTAGCGCTTCGGTAAGTTCATCAGTATCAATTAGTGCATCTATCAGTGAATCGGTTAGTGCATCAAAGAGTGCTTCAGTAAGCTCATCAATAAGTGCTTCTGCTTAACACACAAACCCTCGTTGACACCAAGCGGGGGTTTAGTGTATCCTTGAACCATGTCACGACAAAAGGTGATGGTTAATATCCTAAACCTCGGAACAATCCACGCGGGGCTAGAAACTATGGTTATTGGCTGGATGCAGGAATACCGAGATAAGTACGAGTTTCAACTCTTTCTCCCCTCAGCTAGGCCGATTCCCAATAACAGAAACAAAATCTGTAAGCAGTTTATTGAAGGAGACTGGGACTGGCTTTTTATGTTTGATGAAGATAATCTTCCTATTAAAAATCCCTTTGTTATGCTTGAACACGATTTAGATGTTTGTGGGGGTGTCTACCCGGGCAGAAGCTCCAAAGGTCTCAACTTCCACGTTTTCGACCTAGATAGAAACCAGTACCCAGAAAAGATTTTCTTCAACTTCGTTCCAGAAGACCGAAGGGAAGGCGTACAAAAAGTAGACGCTGTAGCCACAGGTTGTATTGCGATTAAACGCCATGTTATTGAAAAGATGTACAAGAAGAACTGGGCTCCTTTTGAGGAACTCTTTGATAAGTACGGGATAATGATTACCTCAGATGATATGGCCTTCTGTCTTAAATGCATGAAACTTGGCATCCCCGTACACGCAGATTGGAACGTAATCGTAGACCACTTAAAGGAGACCTCTCTTTTACAATGTGTTGAACTTATCGGGCGTGCCGCTCTTTCTGGTAAAGCCCGGATAAACGTCAAAGACGAGAAGGAGATAAATGCCATCTAAGGGTATTCTGTACTATTCCTCAAACGAACTTCCCGACAAAGTTGCTAAAAGGTGTCAGGAAAGTATTGCTGAATCAGGTTTCCCCATCACAAGCGTGACTTTAAAACCTACGGATTTCGGAAGGAACTTCGTCTCTCCCACACCCAAGAGTTACCAGACCTTATTTGAAAATATCTTAATGGGTCTTGAAAACATGTCCGAAGACATAATATTCTTCGCTGAGGCGGACATCCTTTACCACAGGACCCATTTTGATTTCACCCCCCAAAGAGAAGACACAATTTACTATAATGGAAACTACTGGGTGGTAAGACTAGAAGATGGGTTTGCCGTACATTACGATATGGGACCCCTCTCAGGGCTTGTAGCGTACAGAGAACCCCTCTTAACACACTACCGAGAACGTGTAGCGTATGTGAAAGAGAACGGCTTTAGTTATCAAGTGGGCTTTGAACCCATGACCCATAAAAGAATCAAATGGAAGAATATGTACCGCATGGAAAGGTTTTACCCTGAATTTCCCAACCTCGACCTTTACCACGGAACCAACCTTACAAGAAGGAAGTGGTCTCCTGAGAAATTCGTTACCAAGCCAAAGTTCTGGGAAGAGAGTACAATTAACTCTATAAAGGGTTGGCCAGACCTACCCGAAATTGTGGAGAAAATGAAATGAACTTTGAAGAAACCTACAAATACGTCAAAAACAACAAGAGACTAGACATATCCAAATTCAACAGGGTGTCGGATATAACGAATATGATTGATTACATAAATAACGAAGAGCAGAGGAAAAAGGATGCCAGATTTGATGAAGATGTCGCCCAAATGGCCAAGGAACTCGTCAACAACGCAGGAAAAGAATACTTCTTTCTCAGTAAGTACGCCCCAAAAAAACATTGAAATTATCCTAAAACTATAGTACAATCTCTGTCATGACAGAACTATATGACCAATCAGTTAGCGTAATTATTCCCGCAAGAAACGAACCCTATCTCCAGAAAACCATCGATGAGATATTTTTAAAATCCAGAGGACCCGCTACCGATGTAATCGTAGTCCTTGATGGGTACTGGCCAGACCCCCCACTCAAAGATGACGACAGACTACACATAATTCACAGGGGAGAATCCAGAGGTCTAAGAAACGCAGTTACCTCGGCAGTAGAGATGTCTAAAGCAAAGTATATTTTCAAACTAGATGCGCATTGTTCTTTAGACGAAGGATTTGATGTCAAACTTATGGCAGACTGCGAACCCAACTGGGTAGTCGTTCCCCGAAGGAAAAGACTCTTACCTGAAACTTGGGAGTTAGAAATCGACTCAAGACCTGACATTGATTATATGTACCTTTCCTATCCTTATGCTCCTGCTAAGAATGATATTTTTGGGGCGGGTGACAAGGAGTACGGACTTCACGGCAAGAACTGGGACGCCCTCAACAAAAGAGAAGACCTCAAAAATGTGTTAATAGACGATTTAATGACAGCTCAAGGCTCTGCTTATTTTATGCACAAGGACTACTTCAAAGAACTGGAACTCCTAGACGAGTCAGTTTATGGTGGTTTTAGAGACGAGTTCTTAGAAGTAGGTATGAAGTGCTGGTTATCGGGTGGAAGAGTGGTTGTTAATAAGAAAACCTGGTATAGCCACTGGCATAAAAAGAAGCGTGGTTACAACCTTCCCAACAATCCCAGTATGTGGGAAAGATGGATGGGGATGGAAGGTTGGCACAAGCAGACCCTTCCTATTTCTTGGCTCGTTAAGAAGTTTGACGAGAAGAACGGAAGTCCAATCTGGCCAAAGGAGTTCTACGATGGACTCGGTAAGTAAGTACATTGTAGATAAGTTTAAATTAGAAGGAGACACGCCTTTAGTTATTAACGGCTCTAGGTGGCATCAATTACCTGAAATCTTTGCAGACCTTGGTTTCACTGTAGGTGTTGAGGTAGGTGTTGAACTCGGTAGGTTTGCAAGATGCTTAGCAAGAAAAGTTCCAGATTTAAAACTGTATGGCATTGACCCATGGGTAACTTATGACGACCAGTTTACAAGGCACAACCCGGAGGAATTTTACAAGAAGTGCGTAGAGGACTGCGCCCCCTACAATATAGAGCTTATAAGAAAGTTTAGTATGGATGCAGTAAAAGACTTTGAAGACGAAAGTTTGGATTTTGTTTATATAGACGGCAATCACGACTTCGCTCATGTAACGGAAGACCTAAACGCATGGAGCAAGAAAGTCAAAAAGGGTGGAATTATATCAGGACACGATTATATGTTTGAACCTATGATGGGAAGTCATGCGGGATATGTAGTTCGTGACTGGGTATCTATTTATAAAATCAGTCCTTTATTTATTATAGATGAGGGCACAAAGAAAGGCGGAGGAAGACCTAGTTGGTTTTTTGTAAAATGAAATTAACACCAGAGCTTGCAACCGTAATATACTACACCGCAAACACAGAACGCGAACCTTTTGCTAGCAATATCCGAAAGAGACTGCTAGATGTTATAGGCGACTTACCTTTAATTTCGGTATCTCAGAAACCCCTAGATTTTGGATTTAATATTTGTGTCGGGGATGTCGGGGTTAACGAATACAACGAGTGGAGACAGGTTAAACTGGGTTGCGAGAAAGCTACCACCCCCTATGTAATTGTAGCCGAGGCGGATGCTTTGTACCCCCCTTCATATTTTGACTTCGTACCAGAGAGACTCGATAGGATTTATAGATACGACAATGTTTGGATTATGCGTGTTGGAAGACCGTTCTTTCTACGAAAAGACTGGACTGAGGGTGCGCAAATCTTAGGAAGGGAATATTTTATCTCTCTTATAGACAAGGCCTTAGAGGGATTTCCTGTGTGGACACCGGGCTACGCCCAACTAGCTAAGGACAAGCCCGTCTTTAAGTGGAAGGATTGGGACTACTTTACTGGGGACGCTGTAATTAGTTGTAAAACTGGTGATGGGATGAGACTTAAAACAGGTACTCAAAGAGGAACAAAAGGTGAGTATTCACTACCTTATTGGGGAAATTGCACAGTTTTAGAACAGGAGTTAGCAAAATGAAATTAAACCGACACCTACACTGGGGCTCTCACATGCCCGTTTTAATAAGACTTATGGAAATGACCGAGGGAGATGTTCTTGAAATGGGAACAGGTCTTTACTCCACACCGTTCCTACACTACGCGTGCATGCTACAGGAAAGACACTTAGTCTCTTATGAGAACAATCCCGAATATTTTGAGACATACAAAGACTACAACTGTCCGTGGCATCAGGTGATATTTGTTAATGATTGGAAAGACGCTGGAATTAGAAGAAAGTGGGGATTGGCTTTTATTGATAGTAACCCAGAGGAAGGTAGAAAAGACCTTGCTTTGAAGATAGCCAACTGGGCTAGAGTTATTATTTTACACGACTCTCAACCCGAAGTAGAAAAATGGACTCACTACAGCGAGATTATTCCTCTATTTAGGAAGAGTTTTAATTATACAGGACAGTCTCCAAACACTTTGGTTCTTAGTAACCACAAGAACACAGATTTGGACTTACACCTATGAGACATATACCACCTACAACATTTAACGACCTGACCATAATTTTCTACACCAGCAATTATTTGCAGGACTCAAACCCTCACTTTTTTAACAACATGACGAGGCTCTTAAAGGAGACTATCTTAGACACTCCTTTAATCTCCGTCTCACAAAAGCCGATGGATTTTGGTACTAACCTCTGTGTAGGAGAGATAGGGCGCTCGAATAGAAACCTTTACTGGCAAATCTTGCAGGGGGCGAAAGCCGCCAAAACCAAGTGGATTGCCACCGCCGAAGACGATATTATCTATTCACCCGACCACTTTGAATACCGACCTAAAGAGGATGTAATGGCTTACGAGATGAATAAGTGGTCTTTTTTTACTTGGTCAGACCCTTTAGTCTTTAGTTGGAGAAGAAGAAAAATCATCAATTCTATCATCTGTACGAAAGACCTCTTTGTAAATGCTATGGAAGAACGCCTAGCAAAGCACCCCAAATATCTAACTGAAGAGCATTGTGGTGAGCCGGGAAGATACGATAAGGAGCTCGGTGTGAAAGAAATCAAGACAGAGGAATACTACTCTTCCTATCCGATTGTCGTTTACTCACATGAAGATGCTTTGGGGTACGTTACAAGGGGACCTAACAAGGAACTTGGGCCTGTCAGGGCTAACGAGCTTATAGGAATCGGCGACGTTCATAAAGTCCAGTCTTACTACGACCCCACATATAAATTTGGAAAGTGCCCTACCTGTGGGCAGTTACGCAGTGAATGATAAGAACCTTTGGAACAAACTAGCAAAAGAGAACTATAAATTCTACATCTATGCAGATAAAGGTAGGGGTGTATCTTATGACGAGTTCATAGAAAGCGGAGAAAGAGACTACAGAACCCTTGTTTTAGATGACCCGATAATTACCGCACATTTCCCGCATAAAGAAGAGTGCTCCGCACTAGAGATAGGTTGTGGTGCTGGGAGAATCCTTAGACCGATGGCTAGAGATTTCGGGCGTGTTGTGGGGATAGATGTATCGGGGGAGATGTTAAAAAAGGCTACCGAGATAGTAGATGCAGAACTTTTGGAAACCGATGGGGAACACATCCCCCTAGAAGACTCCTCGATAGATTTCGTCTTTTCCTACCTTGTATTTCAACATATTAAAAGTTACGTTGTTGTGGAGAACAATTTTAAAGACGTGGCGAGGATTTTAAAGCCGGGCGGACTGTTCAAAGTCTTGATGAGAACCGACCTAAAAAGAAACAAGGCGTGGCACGATAGAAACTTCCAGTGGTGGGAAGGCGTCCCATTTAAACAGCATATGCTAGAGCATTTGGTTAAAAGATTTAAATTCAATTTATTAAAAGAAGAGATTCTCGACAAAGAAAGGACTTGGATGTGGGTGGAAAAGACAATTCTATAAGCTTCTATCGAAGCAAACTCCCCTATAAAGAGAGGCAGTTTAACCACATCTTCCAACTAGAGCCTTATTTTGAGGAGATGATAGGAGATAAGAAAGAGGTTTGGATTGCTGACTTGGGGGCGGGACTTTTCTCGACCACAGGTTCGACTTGGCCGGGAGCAGAAGTCCACCTCTACCCCTCGGATATTCTGGCAGACGAATACAGGAAACTGCTAATCGAAGCGGAAGTCACCCCCGTAATTCCGATAGAAAAACAAGACATGTCCGACCTCACTTATAAGGATGAATTTTTCGATATTATTGTGTGTATAAATGCACTAGACCACTCAGATAACCCCCACAAGGCTCTACAAGAGATGCTACGCGTCTGTAAGGTCGGGGGGTGGATTTACCTTCGACATTTCATAAACAACGCGCAGAATCAAAAATACAGCGGACTTCACAAATGGAACATTTCTGCGGAGAAAATCTGGAGCAGAGATGACGAGTTTTTCCTACCCGAAGAGTTTGACACCACCGTAATAAAAAACGACGACTGTGTGGTTTCGAGGATGCAAAAATGTACCAATTAAGTATTTTAATCCCTTCCCGTAACGAAGAATTTCTCGCCAGAACGGTGCAGGATTTGCTCGAACACAAGTCCCCTGAAACCGAAATCATTGTAGGATTAGATGGGCAGTGGTCAGACCCCCCTCTTACGAAACACAAAGACGTAACTGTAGTTTATTTTAATAAATCCCAAGGTCAAAGAGGTATGACAAATCACCTTTGCAGACTTTCTAAGGCGAAGTATGTCGCTAAAACTGACGCCCACTGTGCGTTCGACCAAGACTTCGATTTAAAGATGTTAGAAGCGTTTAAAGAAACTGGAGACAGCGTAGTTATGATTCCTATTATGAAAAATCTCCACGCTTTCGATTGGGTGTGCAAGGACTGCGAAGCTAGAACCTATCAGGACACCGCCCCCAAATCTTGCTATAAATGCAATTCTACCAACCTATTTAAAGATGTGATGTGGGAACCTAAGAAGAGTCCTAATTCTACTGCGTTTTGCTTCGACTCAGAACCGCATTTTCAATATGACGGGAGATGGAAGAAACTCCAAGAAGGAAAAGGGGACATAACTGAATCGATGTCAATTCAAGGAAGTTTCTTTATGTGTACCAGAGAAAACTACTGGAGACTCAATCTAGGAGACGAGGAATTTGGTTCGTGGGGGTCTCAAGGGATTCAGGTTGCCTGTTCGTTCTGGCTCTCTGGCGGGAGAGTCCTTTGTAATCATAAAACTTGGTACGCCCACATGTTTAGAACTAAGGCAGACTTCGGCTTTCCCTATCCTAACCCGGGAAGAATAGCCCAAAATGCCAAGAAACTCGCTAAGAATAAACTCTATGAAAATAAATGGCCACATCAAATCTATCCAAGTTCGTGGCTTGTTGAGAAGTTTGCGGAAGTCCCAGGATGGAGTCAAGAGGCACTAGATGACCTTAAACGGCACGAACGGAAACTGTAGCCTTAGATTTTTGTTTTTCAAACCAAGAATCTCTCCATTTCTTTCTCTTTTCTGAGGCATCAAATATCCTTCTACACTCCCTACAACGTCTTCTATTACCCACCACATACAGGGACTCGTGGCCGTGGATACAACGTGTCTTTTGAGAATTTATTGCTGTGGGGCCCTTACCACGAAGTACATTTTCCTTACAAGAAACTAATCTAAGATGCTCGGGGTTACAACAGGCCCTATTATTACATATGTGGTCAATTTCCTTTGAATTTTTATCTCTCCACTCTGGCAACTCACCGTTTTTCCAAAGAAACATTAATCGGTGTACTCCCCGTCTTTTCCCCCTGAAAGTTATTCTACCGTACCCATTGTCGAGTTTTCCTATCCAATTCCAACAGCCAGAAATGGGGTCAACGGATATTTTAGAAAATAGTTTTCCAGCCTCTTTCTTGCTAAACACGGTACAATTATACACCTAAATTACCCAACATCAATATCTTTAGCTGGTCAGACGACGCCCTCAAGGATTTAAAAGAACACGAAAGACCTCTCTAGAACCCCTAAGTCGCGGTATAATTAAAGGGTAATGCCTACAATCAAACTCACTAAAGTAAACATAGGTGCGAACAGATACTTCAATAAGTATAAAAATAATGCCACTGGGTATGTGGTAAATGTGGAGACTACTAAAGAAGTTTACGATGCGATAGTTGCTTCAAGAGAACCAGCCCCAGATAAGCCCGGCTCAACCTATGTAGGTTCTTATACAGCGATAGGTTTTGAGGGTGGCGATTTAGCCGACAACACCTACGCTACCCAAGAGAACGGGTTTCATTGGGTGAAGATAAACCGCTATGCAATGATTAAGGTTTTCCCCGAACACATAACAAACGACACACTTTCCCAAGAGGGGATAGATTATATAAAGATTTGGGCAGGAGTTGAATAATGGACAACGGAATAACCGTTTGTTTACAACGTCACCATCTGATTCACTCTAAGAAAGGGGCGGAGATGGCGAACTTATACATAAGAAGGGGGGTCGTTTAAAATTTCAATTACCGTAGGTACGCCCACGAGTTCGGGCAATCAATCAACCTCATCGGGATTTAGTTTTAACAACACTCCCGACGCCAATACAAAAGCACTTGTAGTCGTAGTTACGGGTGTGGATTCTTCTGCGACTGACTCTGTTGTTAGTGGTGTAACTTTTGGCGGTGTCGCTCTTGAATCAGCCCGTGCAAGATTCAAATACGGCGATGGCTTTTTTCATTTTTGGTATCTTAAAAACCCCACAATAGCTTTAGGTTCGGTTGCAGTTACTATGGGCGGTGTCTGTACTGATGTTCAAGCTACCGCCATACCTTTAATCAGCTCGACTGCGGATACAATCGTATATGACACGGGTACTGAGAATGCTGACGAAGATACAACCCACGCCTTTCCTATTTCTTCTGTAGTAACAGGAGCGATGGGAATTGCTGCTATTTGGAATGACGACGCCCTTACAACTGATGTCGCTCCTACTTCCACCCCCACCTCGGGAACGCTTGTTACAGGTAGCGAAGCTGATAATGGTACTACTTGTAACGAAGTCGCTTGGCTTGGGGAATCAGGTGGTTCGGTTGCTTTCTCTTGGACAAAGGTAGCCACAAACACCTCCCGCGCCCAAGGAGTGACTTTTTACGAAGTTACCACTTCCGTGACTTTAGAAGACCCCACAGCAGGAGAAACCGTAGCGGACACCACCCCCGCACTGACTTTTCACGGACACACAACGGATAAAGATACTACAGATAACATTGAGTATCAGTTACAGGTGGATACAGCAACGGGGTTTGATAGTCAAACAACCTACCCAGAAGTCTTATTAAACGATACACCTGGGGGGGGTGGTGGCACTGCTTTAACCGCCACTGGGGTTTCAAAATACGCAGGTCAAATTTTTCAATCTCAGGGAGGAAATTTAACATCGTGCCAATTTTATATTGATAAGTTTGGTTCTCCTACTGGTAATGCAACAGCATATTTGTATGCAATAACTGGAACACCAGGAACAAACGCAACCCCTACTGGTAGTCCCCTCGCCACTTCGGTTTCAATAGACGCATCACTATTAACAGACTTGGCGTTTAATACCTTTACATTTAGTGGAGCGAATCAGTATTCAATGGTTAATGGGACTTATTATGCGATTGTTTTAAACTGGCAAAATAGCGACTCTCCTAACTTTATCTCAATAGAGATAGATGGTACTGCACAAGCAGGTATAAACAGGTTTTATTCTTCAGACGGTTCAAGTTGGACTCCTCAGACTTCCGACCAATCATTTTATGTTGATTCTGTCTCAACCGCACCCCTCATCTCCTCCCTCTCCACCGATGCAGCAGGAGACTATGAAGCAGGACACCCTTGGGATGATGCAGAACAGGTAACCTATACAGTCGGCACTACCCTTTCAGCAGGAACATATTATTGGAGAGTAAGAGGTAAAGATGTAGCCACAGGAGTATGGGGAGCTTGGAGTACAGGAGCTGGAAGTGGGTATGAGAGTTTTGTTGTTTCCACGGGGGGGTCTGATTCCGCTTCGGTATCGGCATCCGCTAGTAGTTCTGTATCCGTTTCTGCATCTGTTTCTGCGAGTGTCAGTATTTCTGCCTCAGTTTCTAGTTCCATATCTATCTCAGCTTCCGTATCTGCAAGTGTATCTGCGAGTGTGTCAATTTCTGCGAGTGTTTCATCCTCAGTTTCGATTTCAGCATCTGTGAGTGCTTCCGTCTCCGTCTCAGCATCCGTTTCGTCTTCTATCTCGATATCTGCATCTGTTAGTAGTTCTATATCAATAAGCGCATCAGTTTCAGCTTCCGTATCTATCAGTGCCTCAGTATCGGCTTCAGTATCCATCTCCGCCTCCGTGAGCAGTTCTGTGTCCATCTCAGCTTCGGAGTCTGCGTCCGTCTCTGCCTCGGTATCTATTTCGGCTTCAGTGAGTTCCTCTATATCTATTTCGGCTTCTGTCTCTGCTTCGGTTTCGTCAAGCGTCTCTATTTCTGCCTCTGTCAGCGCATCCATATCTATAAGTGCAAGTGTAAGTTCCTCAGTTTCTGCTAGTGTATCTATTAGTGCGAGCGTCAGCTCAAGCGTTTCTATCTCCGCCTCCGTAAGTGCTAGCGTATCCATAAGTGCCTCTGTAAGTGCTTCTATATCGATTTCCGCATCAGTTTCTTCATCTGTCTCAGCTTCAGTGTCAATTTCTGCATCGGTGAGTGCTAGCGTTTCCATATCCGCATCCGTTTCGGCTTCGGTTTCAATAAGTTCGTCTATCTCGGCATCCCCATCAATTTCAAGTTCTGTCTCTAGTTCAATTTCTGTCTCTTCCTCAGTATCGGCATCTGAATCTGCCTCGGTTAGTATCTCTGCCTCGGTCTCATCTTCTATTTCTATATCAGCGTCCGAGAGCGCGTCTGTCAGTGCGTCTGTGTCTATAAGTGCTTCGGTCTCTGCTAGCGTTTCTATTAGTTCCAGCGTCTCAGCGAGCGTATCAATATCTTCGAGTGTTAGCAGTTCAATCTCTATATCTGCTAGTATTTCATCTTCTGTATCTGCCTCCGTGTCTATTTCATCCTCAGTCAGTGCCTCTGTCAGTATCTCTGCAAGCGAATCAGCCAGTGTCAGCGCATCGATAAGCGCAAGCGTTAGCGCAAGCGTGAGTATTTCGGCTTCTGTATCGGCAAGTCCGAGCATTTCTGCAAGCGAAAGTGCATCTGTCTCAATTTCTGCGTCAGTATCTGCATCAGAGTCTGCGAGTGTCTCTATTAGTTCAAGCGTTTCGGCATCCCCGTCAATAAGTGCATCAGAGTCAGCATCAGTAAGTATTTCAGCGAGTGTGTCGTCTTCCTTGAGTATATCGGCATCAATATCTGCTAGCGAGTCTTCTTCAATCTCCATATCCGCTAGCGTCAGCTCTTCGATATCCATATCTTCTTCGGTATCTTCAAGCATCTCGGCAAGCGTATCTATAAGCGCAAGTGTCAGTTCTTCCGTCTCTATTAGTGCTTCAGTGTCTGCCTCCGTGAGCATCTCTAGTTCGGTATCTGCAAGTGTGAGTATTAGTGCCTCTGAAAGTGCATCAATCAGTGCTTCGGTATCTATATCCTCTTCTGTAAGCGCATCTATTTCAATATCAGCTTCCGAATCTGCATCTGTTAGTGCAAGTGTTTCTATAAGTGCTTCGGTGTCGAGTTCTGTTTCTATATCCGCATCGGAATCAGCTTCTGTCTCAGCGTCAGTTTCCATCAGTAGTTCGGTGTCGGCATCTGTGTCAGTTTCCGCCTCTGTATCAGCTTCGGTAAGCGTGTCTAGTTCAATCTCAGCTTCGGTTTCCATAAGTGCTTCGGAATCGGCAAGTGTATCAGCATCTCCAAGTATTGGACCTACTTGCGTTATAGACCAAGAACAGGCTTTAGAAACCAAAACATATACTTTTGGGGATGATAATTTTCTTCAAGTAGCACAGACTTTTATACCTTCAAAGACAGCAAAAATATGTAACGTTGGAGTTAAACTGACCAGAAATGCAGATGACTATACAGATAATTTGAAATTGGGGATTTATACCAACGGAAGTGGTAGTCCTGACGCCCTGGTGGCCGAGGCGGATATTCAAGTCCCAGGGGATAATCTTCTTTGGGACCCCACAGATTTTAATTTCTTGTTCACAGACGGTCCCGTTCTAACATTTGGAGTTACTTATTGGATTGTAGTTAGCAGAACAGGTGCTCAGGATAATTCCGTAAATTATAGAATTGCATATAACGAATCTGGCGATAACTACGTTAGTGGGAAATCTTACTTAAATGTTTCTGGAGAGGGATGGACAAATTATGATAGCGGTGCTTATCACGAAGATTTATATTTTAAGGAATACTATGACAATACAACAGTAGAACAAAGTTCCTCTGTTTCAGCTAGTGTAAGTTCCTCAGAGTCGGCAAGTATTTCGGCTTCAATCTCAGCTAGTGTATCTATAAGTGCTTCTATCTCAACAAGCATTTCCGCTTCCATAAGTGCATCTATTTCTGCATCCATATCAGCATCTTTATCTGCTTCAGAGTCGGCTTCTGTATCGGCATCAATTTCCAGTTCTGTTAGTGCCTCTGTGTCCATAAGTGCTTCCGAATCCGCTAGTATTTCAGCAAGTGAATCAACGAGTATTTCGGCTTCAGTATCTGCATCTGTGAGTATCTCTGCATCTGAATCAGCATCGGTATCAATTTCCGCATCGGAATCTGCTAGCGTTAGCATATCAGCATCTAAGAGTGCTAGTATTTCAGCGTCTGAGTCTGCTTCAATAAGCGTTTCGGCTTCTGTCAGTGCATCAGTAAGCGTCTCCGCTTCGGTCTCTGCAAGCGTTTCAATCTCTTCTTCCGAGTCAGCTAGTGAGAGTTCTAGTGAGAGTGCTTCAGAAAGTGCAAGTATTTCAATATCATCTTCGGTATCGGCTTCAGTATCCGTTTCATCATCAGAATCAGCTTCCGAATCAGCTTCGGTGTCCTCTAGTGTGAGTATTTCTGCTTCTAAATCAGCCAGTGTGAGTGCAAGCGAAAGTGCAAGTGAGAGTGCCTCTATATCTGCTTCTTTGTCTATATCAGCATCTGTCTCAAGTTCCATTTCTATATCGGCTTCCAAGTCTGCAAGCGTATCAGCTTCCATGTCAGCATCAGTGAGTTCGTCTCCATCGGCACCCCCGCTAGAACACGCTTTAAGAGTAAAAAGACACATACCGATTTTTAATATTAAGATAGGGAAAACGAGATTTTCATTAAAAGCTACCATAGCAACCGTAGTTACAGGTTCCCCGGTATATTATGACGGGGGTTCCAAGTATGACGATGGAAAGTACTACGACAGATGGTACTCCCTTACGGGCACAATTACCCAAGGGGAAAGACCAACCTTAAAGGTAAGCGAGAAAAATGTTACAATTAAGACACATATGCAAGTGCCTAAATTTAAGATAAGGAACGAATAATGGCTTCACTATTTCCTACAGCTTTACCTGCATCTAAAAACGATTACGACTCAAACGACTTGGTGGCTTCGGCTGACCAAAATGCACAGGCTGACGATATAAACGCTATTGCCGCAAAAGTCGGAATTGACGGCTCAACAGACCCAAATTCTTTGGAGTACCGAGTTACAAACGCAGTTGTCTTAGAAGTGGCTACAGGGGCGGAAGTTAATACGGGTACAGATAACGTAAAGTATGTCACCCCCCAAGCAATAGAAGACTCTAACGTAGCCCGTACTACGGATATACCTGTTAAGGCAACAGGAATAGAAACCAACCTAGGTACAAATGACACAAAATTTGTCACCCCCCTTGCCTCAATGACAGGTAAAACAATTCTAACTTCTTATGCACCTGCGGGGGCGGGAACTACCACGCTCGACCTATCTTTAGGCAGTCAGTTCAAGGTAACAATGCCTGCCACAACACAGACTCTGGCCATCTCAAACGCAACCGTTAGGCAACCTTTTATATTAGAAATCATAAACGTAACCAATCAAGGAGTTTTAACGTGGTTTTCAACGATAACTTGGGCGGGAGGTTCTGCCCCAACCCTTACGGGAACTAATAATAAGAAAGATACCTTTGGATTTATAGTTACAGGTGCGGGAACCTATGACGGGTACATTTGTGGGATGAACTTATGAAATATTTACTCTTTCACATAGTCGGATATAACGGGGAAGACCCGCTTCATAACCTCGAAGATAAAGTGGTTATCAGACTTATTGACACCACCTACGAAAAAGCTCTAGAAAGAGCCAAAAAGATTATTGAAAAGAAGTTTTTTCTCCTCGCAGAAGTTGTTGAATTTTATAGGGAGAAGTAATGTCAATACCCGCGTCTGTGATATTTTGCTGGAACGGAACCCACGCAGGTATTCCTGCTGGTTGGGCTAGAGAAACTACCCTTGATGCTAAATATCCTAAAGGAACTGCTCTTGGGGTTAATCCTAATGTTACGGGGGGTACCGCCACACACACTCACACATCTCCAGCACACGAACACCTATTAAATAACCACACCCACACTTATTCTTTAGCAAACGCTACAGGAAATACACAGGTTTTAAGAGATGCTGGTGCTGGTAGTGGGGGTATTTATCAGGCTCACACTCACACAGGAACTACAGGAAATCCCTCTGGTGGTGGACTATCTAGCGTAACTTCTAGTTATGATACTTTTGCAAACGACCCCCCTTATCACGAAGTCATCTTTATTAAGCCCTCGGCTCCTGTTAATGGTCTTGTAGATGACGGAATTTGTTTTGTGGACACTTCTTCTACGCTAGGATTTACCTTTTGTAACGGAGAGAACTCCACACCTGATTTAAGAAACAAGTATTTAAAAGGTGCTGGAACGGGTGAAAATGCTGGTACTACAGGCGGAACTTATACAAATGTACACGATATTGTACATACACACAGCGTGGCTTCACACACCCATGCTAACAGTACCTCTGGCGCATCTCCAGCAAACAACGCTCTATCAGGTGGTACTAATAATATGTCTATAGCACACACCCACACAGTTTATGCAGCCGCAGCCACAGCCTCTCTTGCAGGAGAATCTATTAGTCAAACCACGACAGAAATTGTAGAACCTGCTTATATGAAACTAATTCCCGTTCAGAATAAAACAGGGGCTCTTTTAGAAGTTGTGGGGATGATAGGTATGTGGCTTGGTACTTTAGCAGATATTCCTTCGGGGTGGTCTGAACTTCCTTTTATGAGAGGAAAGCATTTAAAATGTGCTAATACGACCTCGGAAGCATATACTAGCGGGGGTTCTAACACCCACGTTCATGCGGCTCAAAACCACACACATGTTGGAAGTGCCCATACCCACACAGGAACACACTCGGCACATGTTAATGTAACGACAAGAAAAGAAGGTGGCGCTGACGTTACTAACCATCAGTCCGTTCACACTGTAACTATTGCTAATGCAACGTCTGTCCATGCTAATGCTTCTACGTCAGCAGACTCTTCCTCGAACGAACCAGAATATAGAACTGTAGCGTTTATTAAGTTGACAAACATTATATCTGGGGGAAGTTTTCTGTTTTCAATGTTATAATTAACATATGCAAATTGTTATACAGCACCCAACTTTAGAAAATCAAGAAACAAGATTAACAGCAGATGTTGCCGCGGGAGCGACCTCCTCAACAGTAGAAAATAATACAGGTTTTGCCACTAACGATTGTGTCGTCTTTGGCGCTCTCGGCGAAGAGATGACAGAAATCGTCA